GAAAAAAACAGCACACGATACACTTTGGATGGTCTCTCACATCTCAGCCTTTATAGGGGAGGGGATAGGTTCTTCTATGAAAGACCTTGTAGTTTGGTACACAGACAAAGGGGAGATACACCTTGACACAAAAAAACTTGAAGTAGGTTTTGTGGATTGTACTATGGACTTAAAAACTCAGTTTGCAATTCAAGGTCTTGCTCACTCCAACGGATACAGCACGGAAGATTACTTCACAGAAAAATAATCTAACACCCACCCTAATAAACCTCAACTGTTTTTCAGTCTGATTTTTTTTTGGGGGAGAAGTTTTGAGGTATCATCTCCCCTATTTTACCCTCACCCCTAAAAAGGTGGGGGTTTTTTTTGTCTTAAAATTTCTTATATTTTAAGAACTAAAACTGACACTATGAATAGAGGCCCTGGCAACGGAAGATTATACACACTTAACGCAACATACCCAAATGTGAAATTTGAGGTGTCTACGGTGAATCAGAAGCCCTTAAAAACACTAACATTAGAGACAAGGTTTTGGTATGAAAAAACTAATGAAATTGATACAAAAGTTGTTTTAGATAAACTCTTTAGAAATTGCAAGAGAACTCTCTTTAATCACTCCAACGATTTTTACGATATAGATAAAATAATTCACATTAAAGACATTCCAATGGATTTAACACAAAAATCCTCTAAAGTTTTTTGCATGTTTGAGTTTACGCTTTTCTTGAAAACGGAAGATAGAAGTGAATTAAATATTGTTTTAGAAAGCACACGAATTACAAATAAACTTTTTGAAGAGGTTTTTGAATTCCACCAAGGTCTTTCACGAAGTAAAAGATAATAAAAAAATCTAATATTCTTTTTTACCATAAAACGCCTATATTTATCAGTATAATACTAATAGAATGGGATGTCGTTGTAAGGGGGGAAAGTTAAATAATTTAGATTCATTAGACCATCTGAAATTAGCTTCAGATGTGTATAATAGCGTTGTGTTAGGTAAGGACTTATCACAGCTTGATGAGTTTGACCAAATGGAGATTTTCTCTACCTATGCTCAACTTTATCCCAATCAAAAAATAAAACCTACATTGGAGCAGGCAATAGGCCAGCTTAAAGAAGCACATGAGCGATACACCCAAAAGAGGTAGGCCACGCAAAACGATGGAAGCGTTGGTAAAACGCAATATTATTTCCAAGAACTGGAAAGAGGACATTTTAGAAATGGGCAGAGAAGGTAAAGCCCTCGTGCACATTGTAAATTACTTAGGAGTTACTTGGGAAACTTTTTACCGATTAAAGGAAAGAGACTCAGAATTTTTGGAAACCGTCAATGTTTACCAGCAACTCTCTGAAGAGTGGTGGATTGACATTACAAGAAGAATGTGGCAGGAAGGTAATTCAAAACACATCAACGCAAATCACTGGTCCTTAATGATGCGAAATATGTTTAACGACAGATGGAAGGACAGAAAGGATTACGATGTAAAATCAGATGGAAAAGCCATCACCCCCAACAATAAAATTGAGGTAGAAATCCTTGGTTTAGAAATACAAAAAGACGAAGATGCCAAGACATAAGGTTATTAGTAAAGCAGGGAAAGAATATGTCTATGCAAGAAGATGGATTCTTCTTGATGAGGAAACATACCAAAAGTTAAAGGATATGAAACAAACCCATACTATGTCGTTTGCTAAAATTATCAATCAATATCTTCCTTGAAGATACAAACCACAAAAGTCTTTTATGACTTGACAACCACAGATAAACGCATCTGTGTTTTTCAGGGTAGCTCTCGTGCATCCAAAACCTACAACATTTTAATCTATTGGGTGCTCAAACTTTTGCAAGAGGACAACAAAGTATTCTCCATAGTCAGAAAAACACTGCCAGCTCTCAAGGGCTCAGTGCTAAGAGACCTTCAAGAAATCCTAATAAAACTTGAACTATACAATCCAAACGATTGGCATGCAGTTGATGGCTACTACAAGTTAGGGTCAAACATCATTGAGTGGTTCTCTGTAGATGATGAAACCAAACTACGCGGCAGAAAAAGAGATTACCTTTTCATCAATGAGGCAACAGAACTTTCTGAGGAAGAATACATCCAACTTGCGTTAAGAACTGCAGATAGAATTGTCATTGATTTAAACCCCTCTTTATGGCAGTCATGGATTTATGATTTAGAAGGTAGGGAGGATGTTTTTTACACCATCGTAACCTACAAACAGAATCCCTTCTTAGGAGCTGCACAGATTAAAGAAATCGAAAACCTACAATTCAAAGACGGGAATTTGTGGCGTGTGTTCGGCCTTGGGCAAAAAGGTGTCCCAACAAGAGTTGTCTTTAATCACCAGCAAACCATTCACTCAATCCCTGATGAATGTAAATTGCTTGGTTACGGAATTGACTTTGGATGGCAAGACCCTTCTGTGTTGGTGGGGGTGTACCAAATGCAAGACAGCATCTTTGTAGATGAAATGATTTATGCAAGGCACATTACAATCCCTGACTTCATTTACCGAATAAAGGACTTAGGATTGAATTTGCGAGATGATTTCATTGCAGATAGTGCAAACCCTCAGGCGATAGAAGAAATGCGCAGAAACGGGATAAATTGCAAACCTGTTTTGAAATCCACAATTTTACACGGAATTGACCTAATGAAAAGAAACAATCTTTTCATCACAGCAAACAGCACAAACACATTGGAGGAATTTCAACAATATGTTTGGAAGCAAGATAAGAACCTTAAAAACCTTGATGAGCCCATCGATAATTTCAATCATGGCATCGACGCGGTGAGGTATGTTCTTCAAATGAAACTAAATAAAAAAACAACAAGATTTGTAGTAGTATGATTAAAATTAAAATTGATGGTGTAGAACACAAAATTGAACCACAACTTACGGTAGAAAAATACCAAGTTATTTCCAAGAATCCAAAGAAGTATGAAGACCAATCAGAAATCCTCTCATTGTATTTGGACATCTCTGCTGATGAATTAAAAGATTTGCCAGTGGACCAAATTGCCTTTATTGACAAACTCCTCACTGCCCACATGTCACCCCCCTCAGCAGACCTAATCTTTACCTTCAAACACGATGGCATAACCTATGGCCTTGAGAATGATTGGGGGAATATGACTTGGTCTCAGTGGACAGACATGGAAGTGTTTTCGCAACCCGATAGATTATCAGATTCAATCCACATTATTATGGCTTTGCTTTACAGACCTGTTGACAAACAAAAAGGTGATGTCTACAAGCTTGTTAAGTTCAAGTCAAAAGAAGTATTAGACAGAGCAGAGATTTTTAAAAAGGTACCAATCCAGCTTTGGTTCTCGTGTGCCAATTTTTTTTTTCTCATCTCAAAAGAATCCGTTTCCAATATAAATCGTTCTTTGAAACGGAGAACGAACCAGAAACTCCAGATACAGAAACTGATGAATTGGGGACCAATGAACCTGCTTCCCAACAAGCTGCGAGATTCTTTTACCAACTCACTTATCAACTTGCTAAAGAAGATTTAACGAAATACGAACGAATAAATGAAAGCAACCTCTATTTATGCTTAAACACTGCCGCATTACTCAAAGACAGAGCAATAGCGCATGAAAATGAAATGAGAAAACTACAAGCAAAAGCAAAATAAATATGAATGAATATTTGACATTTCAAAGGGTAGTAGAATTGCTGGAAGAGTTCCAAAAACAATCCCCAATTTTAAACTCTTTTGGGTTCGGTAACTTGATTGATTTCTCAAGGACCGTTTCTGCATCCACTGTGAATTACCCATATATGTTTGTGGTTCCACTCTCAGTCAATTACGGAGAGAACATTACCGAATATCAGTTCTCTTTGATTTTCGCTGACATCCTTAACTACGATTTGTCAAATGAATTGGGTGCAGTGTCAGATATGTCCCTTGAGGCAAAAAGATTTATGTCCTACATAAAGAGGGGGATAAATACTTTCCCTGCGCTTTACGACAATTTAGACATCATCTTACCAACAGGGGCAATACCTTTTATGGAAAGGTTTGGAGACCACAC